TAATAATAAAAGAAATATTATTATTATCATTATTATTAATATAAATAGGCGAAAATGTTATTATATTTTTATTTTTTCTATATTTGTACCATGTTTTGATCATCAATGTATACAAAAATGAATTTATAGTGACATTATATTTAGATGTAATATTTTTAATTTTTTTTATTTTAACTGTACCACAATATAGATACATCATTTTATTATTAGAATAATTTATAATAGTTGGTTTTGTACATAAACTATATATAGTATTAACATATAAAATAATTAATAAAATTGTACCTATTATATAGTAATATATAAAATTAAAAATATTTTGATTTGAACGATTAAATATGGGAGTTGTATATGAATTTTTAAAATTTGATTTGCTTAATATATCAATTAATTTATATCCATCACAGTAAGAATGATCTATTTTTATATAGATACGACTTTTATTATGTTTTATATCATTTAATATAGTAAAATTCCATTTATTTTTATGTAAAAATGGTTGATTTAATATATGTTCTGTATTATTATCAAACTGGATTGATTTTTCATTTTTTATTGTAAACTGATTTTTTATATTAAATTCATCATTATCTACCCAATAATATTCATCATTTTGTTTTTCAATATATTTTTTTAAAATTGGACTATATGTTAGTATAGGTTGTAAATATTCTATAAATTTATCTTCATCAAATATTTCATTATAATCAATAATAGTTAATATTGTATTAAATTTTTCTTGACAAATAATTTTAGTAAATAAATTAGTTATTTTTATCATTTACTTTTGTTTTTTTAATTATTTTTCTTTTTTTACGAATTTTTTTAGGTATTGCAGTTCCCATAATATAATCCCAAAATTCAAAAAATAAACCATAATTTCCACCACCAATTTTATGATGTTTTTCATGATATTTTGAACTAATAAAATATGGAATAGGATATTTATATGTAAATGATGAATGTATATAAAATTGATGAGTAATTACAATAATTTGTATAAATATAAATTCGTTCATATTGGGATTTATAATAAAATGTGGAATAATGTATGTAATAATTGTTGTAATTATTATTTCTATAGTAGTTACATTTATTGTATCTAAAAACCACATTGTATCCTTTTTGTGATGATATTCATGTATATAATTTTTTATTACTGGGTGTAATCTATGTACAAAAATATGATACCAATATGAAAAAAAATCTGCTATTAAAAAAAATAATACGATTTTAATAAAATTAATAAAATATGAATATTCCAACCTACTATATTTTATTATCAATAATTCTATAATACAAATAGTAATAAAATTTATAAATATAATTAAATAATACATATTTAATTTCATTTTTAATATATGTTACGAATTAAAAATATAATAAATTACGTAATCAATATTTATATCCGATATATGTATTGCCAATTCAATTTCGTTCAATTTATTCAAATCATACGTATCTATATTGTGTGTAATTGTATAATATAGATAGTCCTTAATAATGTGTTTTTTGTCCATATTGTATTCACGGCTAATGTTATTTATTTTTATCATAGGTTCTTCGGATTGATGTAAATCTTCCCATATATCTGAATGTATAATTTTGAAATGTTGATTATCTTGGTTTGTCTGCATATAATTAATCATGCTCCTAATATCCGATCCAAATAATTCTTGTATATAATTTAATTGTAAATCCGTTAACATTAATTTTTCATTTTCAGAAACATGTTTCAAAAACATCAAAATGTCCTGTTTTGGTAAATGATTAAACTTTATTTTCAAGAATAACGACTGTAGTGATTCATCTATTTTACTAATATAGTTACAAATCAAGAAAAATCGGGTATTTTCATAGGTATCATTCATTAAATAAATCAATGCTTGTTGTGCATTTTTTGTCATGGAATCAACTTCATCTAAAATGACAATTTTTAGTCCGTTATTGAAAAATGTTTTAGAATTGACAAAAGAATGAATTTGGTTTCGTATAATATCAATACCACGATCATCGGATGCATTCAAATGTATCGTTAATCCTTTATTCATTTCTTGTTTTTTTTCTTGATACATGTTAATTAAATTAATAATTGTAGTTGTTTTACCGGTACCTGGTGGTCCAAAAAATAGCATATTTGGAATATATTCTTGTTCAATCATACTTTTAAAAAGTAATTCATTATATGGATTCAATACGATATTTGAAAATTTAGTCGGTCTATATTTTTCTGCCCATGGTATTTCCATATAATTGGATCATTGGGATGTATTTATATTATAATTTGTTAATTTATCGTGCATTCATCATTCCTGCATTACCTGATAAAAATGTAAGTATGTTATATCGTTCTTCTAATACATAGACGTTATAATTGTACGTGTAAACCTTGTATGCTGCTTTATTTACACCAATTTGTTGATTTAATTCTGGATCACAAATCGTTAAATAAGTAGAGTCGGGATCAAGTGGAGGAGTTATTGTTGTAAATTCCAACTCTATTTTTGAAAACTTACTTAAATTAATTGCTCCTGATGGCTGTAAAATAAACGGTGATGTTTTCAAAGCAAAATTATAAGTATATAGACCATCTAACCCTGTAGATCCATATCCTTCACTAACTAAATATTGTTGATCTTGTAAATATATACTGGATGATCGCATTTCTTCGCGAACAGCACCATCAAATGTAATGCCAAATTGTAAAAGTATATTTTTTTGATTTTCTGCATGTAAATCGCCAGTTCCATATAACATTGTAAGTGATCCGTCTAATGGACTAGCTCCATATCCATTAATTGTATATGGTCCACGTTTCATAGTAGTTGGTAATAATGTTATTGGTTTTGGTACATAATCATATTCCCAATTTGTATAATTACTCCATTCATTACGTAAATTTACGTCAGACCTTTGAAATAAAAACATCCAATTTAATACTAAACCTGTTGAATTTTGTAACCATAATTTATCGGCAATGGCTACATTTGTAAATACGGATTGATGATATTCTTTTACTAAATATTTTTGTGGTTGTATTGCAAATAGTTTGGCCTCTTCTTCTGACAAAAAACAATATTGACATGATAAATGAGTATTTTCATTCCAGTTATTGTTCAGTGTAGTATAGGTTAATTCTACATTGGGAGGAGGTTGTATAAATCGGTAAAATTGATGTTCTAAAATAGACAGGTTTGGAGCTATTACTGGATAAGAATTAACTGAATCAAGTATGTTTTTGATTTGATATAATTCTTTTAAAGGACGTATCGTAATCTCAATTTGTAAAATATTATATTGTAGAGCGACTAAAGGAAATGCTTGTTGCGATGTAAATCCCCACCAAACAGGTAATGGAATTCGCAATTGTCGTCCACGTATGGATGGTTCAGGTATAACTCCTGCATTGTAAGCAACATTTGGATATTGATTATTTCTACCGAGTGCATTTGCGGGATCATATAAATCGGGTGTATTTCCAATCATGTCATCCCATTTCTTTTTCTGAGTTGCCGATAAATCTCGATTTGCTAATAATACTATATCTGTACCTGTAATTTGTTGAATTAAATTTCCTCCGATTGTAAATTTAATTGATTTAATCATCATTGCCCCTAAATTTTTAATCCATTTGAATTCATACGGAACCCATTGATTTGAAGTTTGATTTGCATAGATAGGACTATAAATATCGGGAAGTTGCATTACAAAATATGTATCCATTAACAATTCTGCATATCGTTTCACTTTAAATGTATAATTTGTTTCTGTAGTTGGAGCAAGTTGTCGTAATCCTTCGTAATCCAGCCTAAAATTCTGCATACCAAAATTAGTAATTCGTTTGTAGGTACTGGACCAATATGTTTTTTGTGGATTTCCATTTAAAATGATATTTTGATTTCCTACGGCAACTAAATTTAATAATCCGCCCACCATATACTTAATACGTAATATAATTTGTATTTAATATATTGTTTGGTTTAAATTTTAAAATGTCTATAATACTACTTGTTGTTTTGAACATTTCTTTTCCATAAATATCTTGTAATAGTAACCATTCAAATAATCCACCTATATATACGTAAACTGACCCGCCTAATTTTGTAATTTGTGTATATTTCAAGTAAATAGATTCATCGTTACTATTTTTACCGTAAATAATAATATTATTTTTTTGTTTAATTGCATTTTCGACTTCTCCAATTTCCTTGCTGATAGGTACAGTTTTATAAATCAATACAGTTTGTTCATTTTCAGGTAAAGTGTTGATAATTAAGATACGTTCGTTTGTTTGTGCATATTGTATATCTTGAAAACTTACTTTTTTAGTATTCTGGTTTCCCATAGTTATTGATAGAATATACTATTTAATTACAATTGAAACAAATATTTTATAGATATATCATGGATCTTTTTCAAATACCGACAATTATGGTCGAATCAACAAAAATTCAAGATGTATACAAGGCAATAACTTATATTTTTCTTCAAGATTGTATAGATAATTATAGGTACGAATCAAAAACTACTGCACAAATTTATTTTAAACCAGTAAAATCAACAAAACAAATTCAAAAGTTAGTTAGATCCTTATCGCCACATCGTCCAATTGTTTTTAAATATAATGGTGCACGATTTTTTATTTATAAAATTGAAATATAATAAAAGAAGTTAAGACAATATAAAATGTCTCGCCTTATTCAGCTTCCTCCGGTGATTGTTAGGGCATCTAACATCCAGAATGTACAAGAGGCACTTAAGGATTTGTTTGGGGTAGATTGTGTTAAAGAATGTAGTTTTGAGGAACAGAATATTGCATATGTAAAGTTTTTACAAATGGAATCAAATGTCTGTATGGAGTTCTTCAANAAATTGTCGGGATCGGTTGCGTTTACTTATAATGGAACAAGGTATGTCGTAGATTCGCAATATATTAATGTTTAAAAATTTATAATCTTTTTCTATAGTATGAGTGAAGTAGTTAATAAATATTATAAAATGTTTGATCCATATAATGAAATACGTATAAGAGAGCGTATAACCAAAAAAAATTTAAATAATTTTGAAGAGTTTTTGTTAGAAAACATAAATATTAATGATGAAAATATTGAGTGTGATTACGGTAATTTAATTTTTTATATTAAGAAATTTGTAACAAGACAAACAAGACAAAGAAGTAGGTTTAGGTTTGATATGTCTAGTATATATAGCGATAAAAGTGATACAAATTTACAACCATTTTTAACACAAGAAAGTGGTTCATCGCAAAATGTAATATTAGCCAAACTCATTATAGGTGTTATAGATAAGATTGAAATAGAAGAATTTTTAGGCGGCAGAAAATCTCGCCGTAGTAGACGTAGATCTAAAAAAAGTAGAAAATCGAGAAGGCGTTAAATTTCAGACATAATTTTTTCTATTATTGTAACCGTATCTGAAATTGCTCGTATTTTATC